CCGGGTGCTTCGATCGAGGCCCAGCCATTGCGGCGGCAGGTCTCTGCCCAGACCAGCGGTTCCAGCCAGTCCACGCTGTCGATGACGACAGTACTGTAGGCGTGCTCCTCATTGAGCAGGGCGTCCAGCGCTTCGACAACATCGGCGTAGCTGGTGGCGAGCGGAAAGTGCGGCACCTTCAGCATTCCAAGACCGTCCTCGGTCATGATGACGACAGGGGCGTCAGCACCAGCCGCGAAAGTCGTCTTCCCGACCCCATGCACACCGTGCATGAGAATCCGGGGCGGCCGCAGCGTGCTCGACGTCTGCAGGGAGGAAAGGGAGATAGCCATCAGTTGGCACTCCCTTCAGCCATGGCATCAGCCTCGGGCTCGCTGGAGTAAACGGCCAACAGCGGGGTGCCGTCGGCGTGGGTGCCGGCTTCTTCAATGTGATACCGGCGCTGAACCTCGAAGATTTCCGGCAACTCCCAGCGACGGTAGAGGCCGGGGATCCGCTTCAAAGGCTCAGTCGGGATGGCAGTGGTATGGCTCATCAACTGGGACTTTCTGTTTGGGCAAAGACGCTCGGTGCGTCCGAAGTTGAAAGGCCAACGGCGCGCACCGAACGGGACAACGAGGTCAGGATTTTTGTTCTGCATGGTCACGCAGGCGCTTCAGGGCGCGCTGGAACCGCTTGCGTGCCGCCGGCTCTGACAGGCCCAGCTGCTGACCGGCCTCGGCCTGGGTGTACCCGTCGATGACCACGCGAAGGACAAGGTCTGCGTCCACGCCGATCAGACGGATCAGTTCGGCAAGCAGCTTTCCGGGTTCCAGCTCCGGGTCCGCGACCTCGAAAACACCCCCGTGTAGATCGGTGTCGAACTCGTCCTGGACGGCTTGGCGGCCGGCTTCTCGTTTGTGCGCTCGCAGCACGTCGCGTTCGACGTTCTTGAGGATTGTGGCCGCGATCCAGTTCACGCGATCGAGATCAAGTTCGCGTATCTCGGCCGTCGCGCGAGCCAGGATTTCAGACGCGATTTCGTCGGTCTGTCCGAGGCGGCGAGCCCGTGACCGACGAAAAACGCCGTCAAGTCCGGGCCACAGCGCAAGCAGCATCAGCGTGAGAGCACAGTCCCCGGCGCGGTCATTGGCCTTGGCGCCCTGGATCAGATCGCCGAGGAGCAGGTTCTTCTGATCGGGCGAGCTATCGCCGCGATGCAGGTGGTCCAGCAATGCCGCCGGGTCCGCAAAACGGGTCAATCCGCGGTGGCGGTTGCACACCGTGGCGAAGCCGCGCTGGAAGTTGAGGGTGGAAGACGATTGAACGAGGTGTTGGTGAAATTCGTGCCACGACGAGGGCATTTGACGCCAGCCTGACGGCCGGGCGTCGAGCGCCTCCTACTGGCCAGATCAGGGCGTCAAGCGCCTCTAGTTTCGGGGATTTTGAGGCGCTTCAGTCGAAGTCCTAGTGTGCGGACTTGCTGTTGAGTGTGCCACAGCCGTGACAGTTGGCGGTGACAGGGAAGCCCACCAGGTATTCGCGGTTCTTCTGGACCCGGATATGCAGTTGGCTACCCTTGGCCATACCCAGCAACTTGCCACACTGAGTGCAGCGCCATTCTGAGATTGGAGTAACGCCAATGGCGTTGGAACGGTTATGGTCGTTGTGACGGTTGGTCTGATGGTTCATTTCGGGGCTCCATGTGTTGAAACTGGAGCCATGATCAGCGCAGATCTAAATTCGCGAAAGCACCGTGCACTGCACAACGCGCACCGTCGTTTGGAGATGGTGCGTTGTCGACTGCATCTAGTACAGCCTCATATTTTACAGGAAAATGTACAGTCTCCATGGGAGACCGTAAAACCTAGACCCTAAACTTGATTCCGCAATTTTTCGCATGGGCTCTGATCCACCCGGCAACGGTTCTGTGGCTCCTAGCGGCAGTGCTCCCATGGTTGTCTTCTAGCCAATCCACGAAGTGATCTGCTGCCTTCTCCGCGCTGAGAAAACGGGTTCGGTTAGCGGCGAATTCTTTGTCAAACTCGTCAAGCACCATTTGCTTGATTGATCTGTTTTCAGCGTGCCGAATGTTGTTTTTTGCTGCGGATGCATCCTGCCTTATTTTCTTCTCTTCTTCCAAGAGCTCTGATTTTATCTGTTCTCGGATAACATCTGGATCGACCGTCGACGATTTCAGCTCTTCAATCTTCTTTTCGTACTTATTCTTTATGGACTCGATTGTTCGAAGCCTTTCGGCATAGGAAACCGCCTCCATAGCCTCCAATAATGCAGTGCATGCCGATGGGCCGCCGGATTTATCCGGGTCATCCTTTGTGCGCAAAATATATTTATGCGATGCGAAATCATATTTGTATTTATGATCTCGAATATAGTCGTCGAGTCTTGATAGGGCCATTACTGCGAAGTATTCATGCTCTTTGACATCAACGACATCTATTGCATCAGGATCAAAGAAAGTGTCAAAACCTTCTTGAAGCGCTTCAATTTCTCCAGTATTTTCTTTATCCCGGATGTTAAATTCTTCGTATGCCCTATCGGTAAATCCCTCGAAATGACCTTCATCGTCGGTCTCAACATATCCAAATTGACCAGAGTTGCGGATTTCCTCTTTGGCAATATGCATCTCGTAATCGAAGAAGGCTTCGATGATATGGTCTATGTCGGTCGCGATATCTTTGACATTATCTGTACTTCTGCCGTGGATTAGCGAACGCGCTCTCCAGGCAATGCCATTTGCGTGGTGGTGAGGCCAAATCGGAAGCTGCTCTTTAGTTGGCTCTAGATACTCGAATTTTGACCCCATTGCCCCCTCGCAACGACTCGTGACGATCTGTTTGTTCTAGGGAACTCCGCCGCTGCCTCAAATAGTGGTCGGCAGGCCGCTGGCTAATTGTCCCGTGGGCCGCAACCAACTGGCTTTTCCGTCTCAGCACCACCGCTCGATCCTGTCGGGCGATAGACGGAGAATACGCAGTGAAGCGCCCGAACCCGCTCCACCCAGACCAGATGACCCCGGCAGCTCGCCGCGCCGAATTGTACGCGCTGCTGGGTGCCGGCCTTGTCCGCCTGCATGAGCGGAAACGCCTTCAACTATCTGATGAGGATAGAGAAATTCCGCTACACTTCACGCCCGAACAGAGCGGTAGTGCCGGTGCAACAACCGGAGAACCGCACAATGAAGACTGATCCCGTCCTCACCCAACTGGCTGCCTTGAAGGCGGCCTCGATCGCCGAGATCAAAGCCCAGTGGCGTGACCTGTTCTGCGAGGAACCGCCAGCCTTTAACCGGCGCTACCTTGAAAGCCGCTTGGCCTACCGCGTGCAGGAACTCGCCTACGGGGGCCTGAAACCAGCGACGGTGAAGCGGCTGCAGCAACTGGGCGAACAGCTTGATGGTGGCAATATCACCACACGCCGGGTCCGCGCTGACCTCAAACCGATCGTCGGCACCAGACTGATCCGCGAATGGCAAGGCGTCGAACACACCGTCACCGTCACCCTGGACGGCTTCGAATGGCAGGGGCGGCCTTACCAGTCACTTTCAGCAATCGCCCGGGCAATCACCGGGTCGCGCTGGAACGGGTGGGTTTTCTTCGGCCTCAAAGACAACCGGAGGGCAGCATGAACAACCCCAGCATCAGCAAGCTGCGCTGCGCGGTTTATACCCGCAAGTCGTCCGAAGAAGGGCTCGAGCAGGAGTTTAACTCGCTCGACGCCCAACGCGAAGCCTGCGAAGCCTATATTGCCAGCCAGCGTTCGGAAGGTTGGCTCCCCGTCCGGGATCACTATGATGACGGCGGGATTTCCGGCGGCACGCTGGAGCGCCCCGCGCTGCAGCGGCTGCTGGCAGACATCGAAGACGGGCTGGTCGATGTGGTCGTGGTCTACAAGATCGACCGCCTGTCGCGCTCGCTTATGGACTTCGCGAAGCTGGTTGAGGTATTCGATCGCAATCAGGTGACGTTCGTCTCGGTCACCCAGTCGTTCAACACCACCACCAGCATGGGCCGGCTGACGCTAAACGTCTTGCTGTCATTCGCCCAGTTCGAACGCGAGGTCACCGCTGAGCGCATCCGCGACAAGTTCGCCGCTAGCCGCGCCAAGGGCATGTGGATGGGAGGCTGCCCGCCGCTGGGTTACGATGTGAAGGCTCGCAAGCTGATCGTGAACGACGATGCCGCGGCGGACGTCCGCTTCATCTTTAAGCGGTTCGTCGAAATTGGATCAGGCACAACCCTTTTGCGGGAGCTCGCTCTGCGCGGCATCACGACCCGCCAGGGAAAGCCGATCACCAAGGGCTTTCTCTACCGCATGCTGAACAACCGGGTCTATCTCGGCGAAGCAGTCCACAAGGGTACCAGCTACCCGGGCGAGCATGATGCAATCATCGATCGCGAGCTTTGGGATGCGGTTCGCACTATCCTTAAGGAAAGCCCACGAGTTCGTGCAAACCGCTCGCGGGCCAACACCCCAGCTTTGCTGAAGGGACTGCTCTGGGGAGCAAATGGTGCTGCATTCTCGCCGAGCCACACGCGCAAGAACGGCAAGCTCTACCGCTATTACGTAAGCCAGACCTTGCTTCGGCAAGGGGCTGGCGCCTGCACAATGGGCCGTATCTCGGCAGCGGAAATTGAAGGTACGGTGGTCGAGCAGCTTCGGTCCGTATTTCGCCAACCCGAAGCAATCGTCGGGGCTTGGAAAAGCGCAGTCAAGAATTGCCCTACAGTACCGGAGGAAGAGGCTCGGGAGGCACTTACGAGCCTTGATCCGCTTTGGGAGGAGCTTTTTCCGGCCGAACAGGCGCGCATTGTTCAGCTGCTGATCGACAGGGTCATCGTTGGCAGCGCAGGCCTCGATGTTAAGGTCCGGGTTGACGGCATTGGCACCCTGGTCCGCGAACTGCGGGCCCCCGCACTGGAGGCGGCTGCATGAGGGACGCCAACGAAACCAAGACCGTAACGATCCATATTCCCTTCCAGATCAGGAAGCGGGGTGGCCGCAAGGAAATGGTGCTTCCGCCCGGCGGTCAGGTGCAGCGCCCCCGCATCGACAACACCGTGGTCAAGGCATTGGCCCGAGCCTTCCGCTGGAAGCGCTTGTTGGAACAGGGCGCGTATTCCTCGGTCACGGAGCTGGCCGAGAAGGAGAACATCGGGATGAGCTACCTGACCCGGGTGCTTCGCATGACGCTGCTCGCCCCGGACATCATCGACGCGATCCTCGACGGCCGACAGGGCCAAGGGATCAATCTGACCACGCTCGCCGAACCGTTCCCCGTAGAGTGGGCATCGCAGCGCCGGCATTTTTCAATGGAGTCATAAGCATGGCCAAAGCAGTGAAGCTGAGTAACGGACGCGAGTTTTCGAGCCAGAAGGCTGCCACAGTGCACTTCAGGGCGATCCTGCATGCATATGCAGACGGGGACGAAATTATCGATGCAGCTCACCACAGCGACCTTGTCGCGCTGCTGGAACGTTATGATGCCGCTATCACGGATACCCCGTCGAAAATCGGCACGGGCATTGTTCGCTTCGAAAGGCGGCTCAACGTCGGAGCCGGATTTGCCACCCCGGGGTTCTGGGTGGAGCGGGCTGACGGTTCATGGACCGACTTCAGCTTCCCGACGGCGATCAGCGCGAAACCCAAGCCGCAATCGCAGGAATTCGCAGACGCTTGTCGCGGGGTGGTTGCCAGCGACCTGCGCGCCGCCAAGCTTCGCCACTTCAAAGCGCATGGGGATGAACAGGGGCGGGTGCCCTGTGACATCACCGGGCAGTTGATCACTATCGACGAAGCCCATCTCGACCATGCCCAATGGCCCTTTGGCACGTTGATCGCGATGTTCCGCGAAGCGCGCGGCTGGCACGAGGTGATCCCCGCAGGCGTCCTTACGGTGCCGCAACACCAGCAGACGACCACCACTTTCGCAGACCCTGCCATTGCTTCGGCTTTTAAGGCGTTCCACCACCGGACAGCGACCCTTAGGGTCATCTCGGCAAAGGCGAACCTCTCCATGGCATCGCAGCAGCGGAAGCCCAAAATCAAGCTGCCGGTGAAGCTCGAGCCCTAAGCAGCTTCCAGACCAAGCCCTGGCAAAACGAAAGGCGGCGGAGTTCAACTCTGCCGCCTTCGTCGTTTCAGGTGGGCTGGTGGGTTGGAACCGGGTAGAATCTTGTGGTTCTACTGGCATCCAACAGCCATTTTCGGGCCGAGAAAAAAGCACGCATTTCCAAGCCAATACGCTCATCCACTAAAACAGGTCCGGTCGAGAGCTTTGGAGAATATCGGGCCTAAGAGAGCATACTTGCCCCAGCGCCGCAGATGTGCAGTGGAGAGGCTGTTGCCTATAACCCTTGAAATGCTGGGGATTTTTTACGTCAAACCCAAAGAATAGAATGATTCCAATGGGTTAAATGGCG